ACCTGTAGTCGCCAAGGCAGTCTGGGTATTCGCTAACGCAAGACCTGTAGCCGCTAAATTTACGTTGGTAGCATAGGCAGCGAGATCTGGGTCGGTTACTATACTGTTGTTGGTTATAAAGGCTGTAGGAGTTACAGTGGTAGTGGTATTGGTACCGTCGCCACCACCTTTGAGTATTAGGTTACCAGCATTTCCAGTTGATGTAACAAAGAAGCTAGCAGCAGAACCATCAAACTCAGATTCAGTTACATAAGCAGCCAGATCAGTATCAACTACGACATCAGTACCGTTAACCGTTGGAGTGGCGTTGAATGACGTAGGTCCAGTAACGTTGAGACCTATAGAGGTAACACTTAAACCACTTTGGAAAGTGTTTGCCTGAGTAAACGTATTTGTACTTCCGAGGTGAGGTACTTCCAAATCACCTCGAACTTGGGATGCGGTTCTACCTTCTACCTCTGTTACATTGATTTTAAGAAAGTCATTATCGGCCACAGCATTGTTAGCTGTTAAAACATTTCCATCTGAGATACCTGAGGCCAAGGATTTCACAAATGCAAGATGCACTACTTCTGAATCCATTAAAGCACCTGCGTTTGTTACATTAGTCGTGTCCGTGACATCTGCATTAGTTTCAACTGAATTCAATTTAGATTCTTGAGAATCTGTCATGAATCTCTTATTGGATGCATCTGTCATATTCGTAGTAGCCAAGTTGGGTGCAGCACCTGCTACTACTGATTGGTCTAATGCTTTAACGTCAGCAATACTTGTTAACTCACTATCCATCAAAGCACCCGCTGCTGCTACAGTAGTTGCATCTGTAACATCTGCGCTATCTGAAATGCCGTCTAACTTAGTCTTGTCACCAGGAATCATCAGTCCCGCAGTATTACCACCAGCCGTTGTGGTGACCGCTGGGAGAATGGCGTCATTGCCAGCAGAGTTGGTTACGGTCCCTTGAGCAGCAGCAGTGGTATACGATAAATTAACTGAGCCTCCTCCTCCTCCGCCGCCACCCGCTGTGATCGTGGAGGGCGCATACAAGAAAGTCCCATCACCAACGGCAGACCAAGCTAGGACTTGATACTGCTGAGGATCGTGATTAGTAGCAACATCGGCAAGGTCAAAAGAACTGACCTGGAGAGCAGATGCCTGCACTTCTGCAAGCTTGTCTGCGTTACCATCTGAATTATACCCAAGGGTTAAAGCGTATTTCTTATCGGACACTCACTGCCTCCTTTAGCTTGAGTACTGCTCAGGATCTTCATCGTCTTCTTCACTATCTTCATCATCTTCATCATCATCTCCCATGATGCCAGATAGTAGGTCTTCGAGTTGATTCAGTGCATCAAGAACTTCTTCTTGAGTTTTTGAGTCTTCACCGGGTTCGACATCACCCTCAGGGGTATCATCACCCTCATCTTCCTCAGCTTCCATACCTTCTTCAGCTTCCATGCCTTCAGCATCTTCGGAGGCAGCTTCCTCATCCTGAACTTCAGCAGCAGCAGCCTCTGCATCCATCTGAGGGGCAGCTTCAGAGCCACTATCCATAGGATCTTCAGAGCCTAAGTCAGCTTCTTCACCGTCTTCTTCTCCTTCCATTTCCATCCCTCCATCCGCAAGGTCCTTAAGTTTGGGAGAAAGCATTTTAAGAACTTCTCCAATTTTACCAAGATCTTCAGCGACCTTGGTGAAATCCATGTAGTTCATTAAACTGTTCTCATTCAGACTTTGGGAATAATCAGCAGCAGCAAACATCTCACTAAGGAATGTGGCTAAATCGATTGTCTCTGCCCCATCCTTAGTTGGAAGAATACTAGCTAGTTCGCGCAGAGTCTTTTCTAGAAGGGAACCCTTAGGTGTCTTATTAGCAAGTGCTACCAGCAATTCTGCCTCAGTAAGAGCTAAACCCCTAAATGTCGGAACATCAGTTAGCTTCTTAATATCAATGCCATACTTCTCATTTAGTGTATCGATCACAAAGCCCTTCACAGGCTTCTTCATCTGGTATACTTCACTAGCGAATGCAGCAAGCTCTTTGTTTTTTACTTTCGTCTCATTCATTGAGAGGGCATTACGCATAATCTCAGAAATCTGCTTTTTGGTAGCCAAAGCGAAGTAAGGAACTTCAGTAATAGTCTGAGCAACTTGGTGACGAATAGTCTCTTCATCGCTTTCAAAGACCATCGAAGCAAGCTCATGTACCTGCTCGTTATCAATCCAAATCTTCTCAAAGCCTACTTTAGCTTCCATGATTTCTTTCTGAACTAACTCCTTTCTGCACAGATACTCATACAGATCAACTTTACCCTTTGGGCAGACTTCAAAAGTCTTGCTTTCTTTTAGTTGATCAATATCCATTCTGGGAAGCTCGAACGATGTTGATACCAGAGTAGCCAGCTTCATACCATTTTGAATACCAGGAGTTTGAACTGTCTCCCTGTTTTCTATTAGGAATTCAACAAGCTGATCCTTCATCTCAAACAGCCTACCGAACTGCTCCGATGAGATGATTGAAGTTTGTTCCCCAAATCTTTGAACCTTCTCTTCGAGACGATTCTTAATTCTGTTGTAGGATAGCTTTGCTTCAAATAACGATAAGATCTTGTCAAAGGATCCTTCAGCTTCTGAGTAATCATCCTCTAGAAGGCTAAAGAGTACTTCTGATACTTTACTATCGACTGAAGACTCGTAAAGCTTCTTATCCTCAAGGACACTAGCGTCCTCAACTTGAATATTAGTAAGCTTTAAGGTAGGCTTAAACGAATACTTGCCACTGATGACATTACCCATCTCGGTCAGGTAGGTAACTGTGCCATCTTCAACGCCGAACATTTCGACGTTTTCTCTTAAGGTTCTAGCCAAGTAATCCCCAATCTTGATTAGGTTACTAAACTCTTTTCCACGATTTTCAATAAGATTCGTTAACATGATATATAAACTTTATCAAAATTATTTAGACTGCTCTTCTTCGTCTTGTTTGTTAAAATGGCTCTTCGATTTAAAGTCTTCCAAGAGAATCAACAATTCATCATCACAACCAGCCTCTAAAGCTAAGGACTTCATAGAATCTAAGTCTAGTTCCTCAGATTCTGCCATCGGAGGGGGTGCTCCCCCTTCCATACCGGGTTGAGGAGGTGCTCCTCCAGGCATTCCAGCAGCAACAGCCCCAAATATTGGGTTACTCTGGTCTTGCTTTAAACCTTCTTCAATGCTACTAATTTCATCGTCAGACAATTGATAATAATCTTTGTAGATCTTCTTCATCGGGAAAATACCAAGACCCTTAACAGCCTGAACAACACGAGTTTTTTGCTCGTCCGTCTCCAGATACCTCTTGATCGCCATATCAGATGGCGCGGGGAGACGAACCTTTACTGAGTCGATAAGCGTACTAGGATAACCTCTAAGCATGAGGTGTCTCTTAGCTAACGTTTCCAATCCAATTTCCAAAGACTTCTGGATTCTGGTGATGACTCTAGCAAATTTAACATCTAGCTGAGACAGGTTAGCCTTCCGCTCAGGATTGTTATCCTTCTCAACAATGTAATCCTTTGGAACTTTCAAGGCAGCAAGAAGCTTATCTCTGAAGTATTTAACGTCATCGACTTCACCTAGGTTGTCTGCTCCCTTAAGAGTTTCAATCTTGGTGCCAGAACTCTTACCATTTACCGCAATGTAAAAGTCTTCATCAGCAGCAAGGGCATTAAAGTTCTCTTCAATATTCCCAGTTTGAGAATTGTAACTCTTACGCTTCTTAAACTTATCCATTTGCTTCTTAATGTGCATTTCAGCCTTAGAAGCAGGAAGTGATCCAGTATCAATGTAGAATATACGACGCTCAGGAGCACGAACCAGACGGTAGATAAGCATTGCATCTTCCATCATTTTCAAGCTCTTGTAGGTTACTCTAGCGGCTGCTGCAATGGACTTACCATAAGGATAGTGGGTAGGGTCTGAAGTGTGTAACCTGAAGTGAACAATCTGACCCGGATCGAGAGAGATCATATGGGTATCATCAAGTCTTGGCCCAATACTCCCATAGGAAGACCAATCATTTTTCTTTGGAACTTCCTGAATAAATTGTTTAAGATACCCGAATTCGTCTTCGGCTCTGTAAATGAAGGTAGGGTTAAGAATTTTAATTCTTTGAATACCTCTCTTGGCGTTGTTTAAATCAATGATGGTCTCAATGAATAAATCTCCATACTTCACAACATTCCTGGAGATGTCCCAAAGATATCTGTCTAAGTTGATCTGGCTGAACATATTAGCGATGTCCTGCTTCACCATATCATTATCAGTCTCTACTTTCCAAGGAGTCCCGTCAACATTCTCTTGGGTACAATCGTCACTGTAAATATCAAAGGCTGAGGAGATTTCAGGATACCCATCCATATCTTCATATTCCTTGTACCTCTTCCTTCGGTCATGCTCTATCTGAGGTAGAATAGGGTAAAAAGTCTTTTCGTGATTGAACTCTGACGCAATCTTGATAATCTCCCTATTCTGGACGGCATCGCCCTGCATTGGCTTAGGAGCAGATACCTTCCGTTTGGAGACCGGATCGACGTATTCATCGTCTTTTATATTCTCTACTTCTCTAGCGAAGAATTTCTTAAAAAACCTTCCAACCAACCCATAAGGTTTATTGTAAGGCTGTTTTGGGTCCGAGAATTGAGTAAACCCCTCCGCCCCTTCTCTTATTTTCCGATCAGCCATTTAATATTCTCTTCGGTAAGCTCATTTGTAGAGGTTCCCACCTTATATGTATAAGCGTTCTGAATGTCTGGAGGGATATAAGATTTATCTTCTGCCTTTTCGATGAAAGCATTTCCTCTTAAACTATTAAAAACCTTAATCGCAGTGGCAAAGGACATGATTAAGTCATCATGACAGTTGGTGTCCGGCTTAATCTTACCTGTATCTGGGTCCATAATGAACGTAAGGAGTTCGTTAACTAGCCTGTCTGAGCTAATTAAAACTTTACCAGACCGAATGTTGTGCTCTAGATCGGCAAGTAAATTCTCTTTATTCTTTTGAGTAATCATTATTCCAATCTCTCTTTTATCATCCATCACCAGATTTTCGTATTCTAACTCTTCCTGTAAGAAGTAAATTAGGTTATTGCCAATGCCATTCCTTTCAGGACATACAAACGCAGAGTTGTAAAGCCTAGCCTCATCTGCTATGATTCTAGCGAAATCATTAATGGGGGTTCGGTTTGAGTAAAACTCAGCAACCTGTTTACCATTATAGATGTCAATGATATGGAAAGCTGAGTAATCCCTTTCACGTCCAATTGATGGGTCAGCAGCCAGTACATATTCATGGTTAGGTTGAGGGTCCTCCCATATTCGCATCTTGTTGTTATACTTCACCCAGTAATCACTGTTACAGTTTTCTTTCAGGTTACGCAGGATTTCACCCTCGATGTAGGTTTCACCTGTACCTAGGAAACTAGCCTCATACTCCTGTAACCATTCTTTATAACTGTGTTTACGTCTGGTTGACTCTTCCCACTTATCAACATGGATTGGAGGATTACACGATTCCATCTGCTCATACAACCACTCAAACCCTTTATGCCTCTTATATTCTGGGTGCTCTGCCCATTTAATATCAATTGGGTGGAATCCATTGTCACCCTCTGACGCTTGGGTATACATTTTATGGAACCAATTACCAATACCATTAACAGTAGATAAGCAGACTACACGCCCTCCTGTGGACGTTGTGGGACCCACTGCGGCCCAAATAGTATCAATGTGCTCAATGAATGCCGCCTCATCTAATATGAGCAGAGAAGCCGATATAGAGCGTCCTGACTGCTTTCCTGAAGCCTTAGACTGGATAGATGACCCATTTTCAAAAGATAATGTATGATCGTTGTCCCTGGTTGTTTTAGGCTTCATCCAGAAAGGTAACTCTTCATACATAATTTTAATTCTGGATATAACCTCTTTTGCCTCTGCATCTCCCTTAGACAGAATTGCAACCCTCTTGTTTGTACCAAAGATACAAAAGTGTAGTGCGTATGCGGCCATCAAGGTGGTACATCCAGCCTGTCTGAACTTACGTAGGATGGTTAATCGATAATCTTGAAACTCATCTAAGATCCTGGACTGGAACGGATAGAGTTTAAAATTAACCATTCCACGCATCGGATGAACAACTTTGATGTAGTTATTTGTAAAATATTCGCAATCTTGGGAACATTTCTTAAATTCATCAGCAATTTTTTTAAGATCTTCGCTATTATTATTCATGATATATTTCTCTGTATGTAGTAGAAAAGATAAAAAGCCTAAAGCATTACAGAATCTTATTAAATATTGTAAAAGATATTCAGGTATTGATATACAAGTTTCTTATGATGCTTCATCTATTTATGAAGGTCATAACCAGAACATAAGCTTCTTTAATGACCAAAAACTTATACATGATGATGATATCATAGTATTATGTCATGATGACTTAGAAATTGTAACTAATATTTCTGACTTACTAGATTATTTAAATTACGCTAGAAAGCCTGGAGTAGGCTTTGTAGGGATTGCTGGAGGGTGTCACTTACCACCAGATGGTGCTTGGTGGAATTCAAGAAATACCGGAGATGCAAGAGGGTTCGTCTTCCAGGGTGATGATCAACAAACGATGACTCCAAATTATTTTGGAAAAAGTGGTCAAGTAGTTATTCTTGACGGATGTATGATGGCTATTACTTATGGTAACCTTAAAACGGTCGGTCTAGATCAGCCAGAATACCTAGAGACAGGATGGGACTTTTATGATATTCATTTAACGTATACAGCCCATCTAGCAGGATTCTCTAACTATGTAGTGCCAATTGTTGCAATGCATGAATCCTCAGGTATAATGAGAGAAGGTTGGTTCAACGCCAGAGACAAGTTTATGAGAAAGCATGTGGCTACAATATCCTACTCAAAGTTACCTACAAATAAAACTCACGGATTACCTTAATGGAATACTTAGTAAGTGTATTAGTCTGGATCATGGCCTGTTATGGCATGACCACAATCATCGTTAGCTCGGTGTTATTCGAACCCGTCAGGAAGGCCGTCGAAAAATTTTCAATAGCACACAAGCTCATCAATTGTATGTTATGTACGGGCTTTTGGGTTGGAATGTTTTGGGGAGGTTTATTTTGGGATCCCTTTTCAAAAGTAGATACCTTCTACCCATTACAACTCCTATTTGATGGTTGCTTTGGAGCCGCAACGACTTGGATCATCTACTTAAAGGTGTATCCGTTAATGTATGGTAAGTGAGGGACAGTCAACAGCCAGACGCACAGTTCGTGACAGGTCTAATTCCAAATTTTACTTTCAGTAGCATACCTTTATATAGTTATGGAATGTCCGTCAGAAGTTAAACTACAATTAATTGACTACATTAGGGAAAAAGCGTATCAAGGAGCTAAAGAAGAGCTTTTAAAGACAAATTTAGCTAGTTCTGATATAACTGCTATATCTCTATTCAATGCTGCTCAGATGCT